GTGACTGTTACAGAGATTCAGGACATACCGGGCAAGCTCGGCTTGATCGCTCGCTCGTATCTCAACGGCGAGAATCCGTATCAGACGTTGCAGGCCGGGGCCTCGACCTTGCGCCGGTGGCGCAAGCAACTGCTGCCCTACGGCCTAGACATTTCTCAACCCTGCGACGTGATGCGCTTCACGACTCGTATCCGGGTCATTGATCTGGTGCCGATGGCGGCACCGTCCTGGTATGAGCGGAGGTGTGCGTGATGCGGCCTGAAGAGGACGTTCTTGACCGTCTGGTCATGGGCATGGGTTCCTTCCTCTTGGGCATCGCCTTGGGGGTGTGTGTGGTTTTGGGTTTGTGGGTCTGACTGCCTTGGCCGGGCTTCGGGCTTCTCTTTCTTGCCGTGGAGGGTTTCACATGAAAGCGTTTCTTGTTGTGTGTCTGCTGGTGGCTTCGGGCGTGTCGTTCGCTGCTGTGGACGTGGGTGTGGGTGTGGTTGATGGTGTCGTGATTTCGGCTCGTAACTCGACCGTGCTTCCTCCTCCACCGCCTGGGCCGCGTCCGCCTCTTCGGTGTCCTCCTCCTCCAGCCCGTGGATCGGGTTGTCCGTAACCCGTGAGCGTTGGGTAGGGGTCACAGATGGGCTACGCCTGGAATGGTGTGTGCTACGAGACTGCGGCACAAGGTCTTGATGGTTTCGTTCGGTCGTTTCCGACGTCGACACCCTCGGGCATTCTGACGTTTACAGGTTCGGCTCCATCTGTGAGCGGGTCCGGGTTGATTAGCTTTCAATCCGGGTTCTCGCTTATCAGTGGGTCGGGCAATTATTCTTACGCCAATCGGTCCGGTACTCTGCAATTGCCGTCGTGTGATTATCAGACGTTGGGTAATTACCCGGCAGGGGATATAGTTTTCTTGTGTTCGATGGTGTTTGCGGCGTTTGTTGGTTTTCGTACAGGGTTTAGGCCATGAGTTCGTCTGATATTCTCGTTTTCTGTGGGTGGCTTATCAGCGCCTGGGCCAGCGGGTTTTGTGCGGGTTACATTGTCACCAAGTACAAAGACGCCATGAGCCAGTGCGGATAAGCCGCCCCTTGGCCTCTGCGCAAGCGGGGGCCAAGGGGTGGGTTTTCCACCGAAAATCGTTTTTCTCGTCTGGAAAGGACAAAATCATGAATCAAATCCGCAAATCCGGTGCTGTTGCCGGTGTCGCTCTGGCCCTCGTGGCTGCTTCGGCTCAAGCTACTTTGCCGACTGAAGCGGCGGCTGCCTTCACCGCCATTTCCGGCAACGTCACGGACATCCTGGCCGTGGTCTGGCCGATCGTCGCCACCATGACCGGCGGCTTCGTGCTCATCAAGCTGTTCAAAAAGGGTGCCTCCAAGGCCACCTAAGCTTCATCGTGTCCGGTCCGGTCCTTCTTTTCCTGCTGTCGCTCGCGTCTATGGATGCGGGCGCAGCGGCTCCTCTCGGGTGTATCGAGAGTTCTGCAGGTGCTCGCCGTTGTCTGTCCGACGTGCGCTTGCCGGTGGGTCCGGGTCCGGTGCTGGTGGGTCCGCATCCGGCTACGGTTCCGGTTGCCCCGCGTCCTTATCAATCCGTTGGTCAACAGGTCGTTTCTATTCCGCTGGATGATTTGTTGCCCTGGTTGCAGGTGCGGCGGTCTCCTAATTTTGACTGGTCTTTTAATGGTGGTAGGAAGTGAGAGCGCGTTTCCGGGTTTGGGTGTGGTTGTGGGTTGTGCTTTTGTGCTCTGCGTCGGTTTCGGGGATGGTCCGAGCCGAAACGATAGCCGCTACATCATCAGTCAATACGGCGCAACCCGATTATTACTATGTGGCAGGTAATCCAACCCATTGGACCAGTCTTGCCGCTGCGTCGGCATATTGCGTTTCTTTGCATAGCGGCGCTCCGGCGAACTATCTCGGGTCTGTCTCTAATGGTGCGTATCCTTGCATATACGCCTATATTGGTGCAACTTATGTTGGCTATTTTCTTAATCCGTCGTGTCCGTCTGGATATACGACCAATAGTGCAGGAGGTTGTACGGGTTCCGGTAATGTTTACTCTTGTCCTGAGAATCAAGGTTGGACTTTGAGTGGTCAGAGTTGTACCAGGCCGGATTGTTCTGCTCATCAGACGCGTCAAGGCGACGGTTCTTGTTTACAGAATTGCAACGTGCCTGAGAACGAGCAGGTGGGCACGGGTTATATTTACGAGGAGAGTGCACCGGGTATCAAGGGGTGCGTTGAGGGTTGCGAGGTTTATATCGGGGGTCGTACTTACAAGGAGGGTTCTAAGCGTTATGGTCAGGCGTTGTCGTATGGCACTCCTTGTTTAGTTTCGGAAAGTACTCCAGCGATTCCGGTTGACCCGCTTGACGCGTCCTGCATGTCGAAGGGGATGTGTGGCGGTATTGTGAATGGTCAGTCCGTCTGCACGGCGTGTGATGAGACTAGCCAGAGCAAAACGGAAGTGAAGGTCGAAACCCCGGCCACGGGTCCGGCGGTTACCACGACGACGACGACGACGGAGGTCTGCACGCAAGCCGGATCGTGCACCACGACGACGAACACGAGTTCGTCGGCTGGCCCTAGTTCCACGACGACGACGAAGCAGCCCGGGGGCACAACTGGCGATGGAACTGCCCAAGATCCAATCGAGAACAAGACCTTTTGCGAGCAAAACCCTACGCTGTCGATCTGTCAGGAGACCAGCTATGGTTCTTCGACGTGTTCTGCGCCTCCGGCTTGCACAGGGGATGCCGTTCAATGTGCTCAGGCTGTCGAGGTCTGGCGAACTCGCTGCGATTTGCTCGACGCGATGACTCCGAAGAACACGGATGATTCGCTTATCAGCGGGGCTGACGCGACGCAGGGCAGCAAGACTCTGTATGACGAGAAAATGCAGCAGATCAAAGACGCGGTGACCGGGGCCACGGCGGATGCTTCAGCGGGTAGTCAATCCGCTTGGTCGTCTGCCATGGCTTCTGGATGGTTCGATACGATCACGATTGCGGGCTGTACCGCGACGGATTTTGACGTCGGCGGCCATGTGTACCACTTCGATCCGTGTCCGGTGGCGGCGAAAATCTCTGAGATTGGTTCCTACGCGCTCTGGATTACGCTTGTGATCGGGGGCTTTGTGTTTGTCACTGGCGGTCGTGCGGCGGGGTTGAACTGATGGCGTTACCTATCGTGGGTGGGGTGTTTGTCTGGCTCGTTGGTCTGGTCGGCAGTGCGGCGACGGCGGCGTTTACGTGGTTCGTCACTCGTGAGACTTACAAGGCTGCTCTGCATTACGCCAGGGTGACGGCGTTCATTATCGTCGCCGGTTCGTTGTTCCTCTCCGTCAGTCTGACGATCAAGGCTGCGATCTTCGCTGCTCGGGTGGCGATGCCACAAAGTCTCGGGATGGCTACCTACTTTCTTCCGGGCAACATCAACACGGTCCTGGCTATTTTCGTGACGTTTCGGGTTTCTGCGGCCTTGTATGCCTGGACCTTGCGGAACGTGAAGATCATTACTCAGACGGTGTACTGATGGCGGACTATGCGATTACCGGGCGGAAGGGCGCTGGCAAGACCTTGTTCGCCGTCGGCGTGATCGGGGATGCTCTGCGGGCGGGTAAGCGGGTGGCGACGAATCTCGATTTGCAACTGGATGTCTTGCTGTCGGCTCACAGTCGGTCGGTCGTCACCCGGTTACCGGATAGGCCAACTGCGGCTGACCTCGACGCTATAGGCCGGGGTCAGGATTCCCCAGTCGAGGACTCGAACGGGTTGATAGTGCTCGATGAGACCAGCACGTTTTTCAACTCGCGGGCGTTTGGCGACCGCGAGCGGCAGCCCTTGCTGGATTGGTTGGTCCATTCCAGAAAGCTCGGATGGGATGTGTACTACATCTGCCAGGGCCTTGAACAGATCGACAAACAGCTTCGGTCGTCCATGATTGAATACCACATCGTTGTCAAGAGGACGGACAAATGGCCGGTGCCGTTGCTCACTCCGTTGTGCAAGTTGGTGGGCTTTAACCTGCGTCTGCCGAAGATGCACATCGGTATCACTAAGCATGGGTGCGATCGGGATTCGCTCATTGTCGATCGGAAGTTCTACCGGGCGCGTGATTTGTTCGGGGCATATGACACGCAGCAACTGTTCATGGATCGGTCACACCCGAAGGCGTGCGGGCTGCATTCCGTGCTGTCGCCCTGGCACACGAAGGGTCGCTATTTGCCGGCGGTGCCCTCGTTCTGGTATCGCTGGTGGTGTGGGCTGGTCGGTCGGGATTGGTCGGCGCCGTTACAGTGTAACGACAGGGTGCTGAAGCCTAAGCGTGCTGCCGTGCAGCGTTTGTCTGGCTTGCCGCCTGATGAGGCGTTGCGCATCTGGCGGGCCCTGGATCAGAGGGGCCTGATTTAGCTTGGTGTTACAGTGTAACGGTAAGAAGAATAATGATAATATTCTTACTATTCCCATATCGCATAACAGAAATATGCGGGAGGCGTAGAATTCTATGACAGTCGTAACCGCATGGCATTTCAGCAGTATGCTTTGATCATGTAACGATATGCGGATGTATTAGTCTGTATATGAAATGTGCGTATGACAATTTGCATGGCATATTGGCCCTCGTTTCCTGTGCTTAAAAAATAGGCAATTGGCCTTTTTCCGCTTGATTTTGCTCGGGGTCGGGTGTCCTGCCTGTGGGTTCGCTGATTTCGCCTTCGTGCGCTTGCTGCCCTTCCCCCCCCTTCACTGCTGGCTGCTTTAGACGGGGTTGCACAGTGCAGACC